TGTCTGTGTTGGTATAAACATCACCAATTTTAGTATCGCTCTTATCTAATGTATGAACTAAAACTGCCGACTCATCACCAGCTAGCTTTCTTAAAAAGTTATATCTAATAGTAAACACACCACTTTCAAAACCTAACTTACGAATGTGTGAGCCGGGATAAAATTCTACATTATCATTTGAAGAGTTTATTATAAAATCAGATAAAGGTAGATTGTCATACTGAATTAGATTGTTACTAGAGTCAAATATTTGGAAGTGAACAAAGTCTCTATCACCTTTACTTCCCCATTTACCATCTTCATAAGGTTTATTACCAACAATTTGAAAATTATTAGCGTCAAGTAAATTTTTATCTCTTTCTGTTAACCTACTAGCCATTATAATTCTCTAAACCTTCTGTCTAAAATCTCTTCAACAATAGTGTCACTTTGTTTTGTTTTTAAAGTTTTAACTTTTAAATCATAAACTATTTTAGAAGATTCGTCTTCTAAAAGTTCGTTTTTGTAAGGGTTTTCGAAAAGTAAAATTTTATTTAAACTATCTCTTATCAAAGAACCTTGATTAGCTGAACCAGAAGTTTCTGCTTTTCTAGTTAATACTTCTTTATTCTGTAAGTATTGTTGTTCGTCTTCTTCAGTTAGTCTTTTATAAAAATCTAGCTTTTGTAATTCCTCTTGTGTATAAGGCATTTTTTATCTCACTACTTTAAATGTAAAATCATCGTCAAAGTGTTGTATGGTTTCTTCTGTGGTGTTACTACCGCTTACAACCCTAAAACAAAATCTGTAATATCTTTCTGCTTGTAATCCATTCATCCATAGGTTAAAATAGTTTCCTGTTGAGTCACAACTTATCAAAGAGCCTGAACCAAATGGTACTATCACATCATCTGTTTGTCCATCTAATACTGAATAGTAAACACCATCACCACCGATATTTTCCACACTACCACTCGGTAAATACTTTTGCGTTAGGTATGCTGAAGATGTGTTTGAGTAAGACTTTGTTGGATATCTACCTCTACCACATAATCTAAACTTTACTTTAGAACTCTCCTTGTACTCAGGTCTTAAATTCTTCATATATACTTGTAAGTCTTCTAATTCTGTAGAATCTAGTGCAGATAGTGAGCCCGTACTCCATTTTGTATCAAACCATTCAACTTCTAATTTTGGTGGATATATTGTATTGGTTTGTCTTGAGAAGAATTTAAAATTACCCAATTTGTCTTGACTTCCTTCATCAGTATTTGTATCTAAATTCTCAAAACTACCACTTCTTTTTACTATAAATCCGTTATTAGGATATGTACCATCTAACCATTTGTTCATTATAGGCGTTACATCCATCCTCATATCATCAGAACCATACTTAAAAGATTGTGATGCGTAAACATCTACATGCCATGCACCACCTTGTTCTTCACCCGAAGAACCACTCCAAGCTGTTTTTAAAATCTGACCATCTCTATACTGCCAACTAGCTCCTTCTGTTGTAACTGGACTATCACTAAAAGTTCCTTGTCCCTCAACCCAACTCTGACTTATAGGATAAGCAAATAATGATTGACTTGTATTTAGTTCCTCAGAACCCGCATCGTACAAATTGAGGTAGAACTTTCTATCTGATGATATTGTACCATTTACTATTGATGATGATATTTCATTTAAATCAAATTTTATAAGTATACGAGAAACATTGATGTTTCCACCTGAATTACTCATAGTTTTTTGTATTTCTAATATCTCATCCAAACCAGCATTACTACTACCACTAGCTTGATATAAAGTCGTATCTATTTCTGGAAAAATAAAATAATGCATTAGTTACCTCCCGATGAATTACCAATTACTCTACCTTCAATATCCACATTTGGAAATTTAAGTTCAAAGCAACTTGGGTCTAGTGATGGATAAACAACTCCATCCTTTGTAGCACCTACTATATCGTAAGCATTTCCTGAGTAACCACCACTAACTTTAAACTTGTTAGTAATTAATACAGAATGCCCATTCGGATTGTCTTCCTCCGGCGGTACGACAGCAGATACACCATCAACTAAAGATAATTGATAAGTTAAATCAGCTAATACAATAGGTTGTCCTATTTGCCATTTATCAATATTAAAAAAGTCTCTGACTTTTTGTATTGCTCCCAATACAACTTCTTCTTTATTATATCCAACTTTTGTTAATAGATTAAATTTTACACCAATGTTTATTACAAACGCGTCTTTTATATTTACAGCATCAGTAACCATTCTAAACTGAGTTAGATAAGTCTGTACATTTTCTTTTACTGCTTGATTTACTGTAGTTAATTTTTTACCCGCATCAAAACCTAAAAGATACATATTAAGAGCTAATGGGTTTGCTATACGAGCATCTGCATTAGCACCTGATTTACTATCTAATTGACTATCTTGTACGACATAGGCCTTTGCGACATTACCAAACTTAGGTGGTAGAGCATAAACTCTTGTAATATAGTCTTCTTTGGTAACCGCTCTTTGTTGAGCTTGAAAGTAAGCTAAAGCATTATTTTTTACTTCTATAATACTCTCTACACTTCTTCCACCAGCAGCTGGTAGTGGATTGTTTATAGCTATAGAAGCTCTAGTAGTACTGACAAGTGCAGCATTAAGTCCCGTATCATCTAATTCCACATTAGCAACTTGAACACTTCTAATACTATTAGCTCTAACATTACTATTAATACCACCACCATATCTATATTTAATAGTTAGTTGAGTATTAGATGGAGCTTGTCCATATGCTTTAGTTGCTAAGAAATTAGAAGGATCAAATGCTGTATTTAAATAAGTCGGTGAACCTGGTAAAGAAGAACCAACACTATCTGGATTAGGAACTATCTCTTCATCAGGATTATCTGATGTTCCAGCACCAAATCTTAATTCTGTTCTATTATCTTCTCTAATAAAAGTTGTAAATCTTCTTGATGTTTTTAAAAGTTTTAGTAGATACGGAGCTTGGTCACTGTATATATTGAGTTGGTCATCATTCTCTGCTTTATTTTCCATATCTGTGAACACTGTATCTTGAGCTAAGAAAGGAACTTCATACCAATCATTACCATCACTATCTTTACAAGAAAGTATTTCTAAAACATTTTGATTTGATAAAGCAATTCTTTTATATTTTTCAGCTGCATTAAAAGTAAAAAACTCAGTTGCAACAGTTCCACTTGATGCCCTTACACCTTTTTTAAGTAGATATGTAACAGGTATGTTACCAGAACTCTCATAAACACTTATAGTCATCGGGTCATAAGAACTTGAAAATTTAAAATTACAATCTTCGGTTGTTATAAAAGATACTCCTGTATCTGATTGTATTTCCATTCCGGTTTTTAAATTCATAGCATAGTTTAAGTCAGGTTTAGTGTTGTAACTATCACCAGCGCCACTTGATATTGCTGGTACTGTTTGGAATACATCGATATCAGTCGTAGAAGCTGAAGATAATTTTGGTTTATATCCTAAAGACTGAGCCATATTATAAACTGTTCTTTTCTCTTCAGCAAATGCCAGTAGACTTTCTTTAAATTGATTATCTACATAGTATGAAAGTACATCACCAACATAAGATGCCATTTCAATGAACATCATACCAGGTGATGATTCGTTAAAATCATTATACTGATTTGGAAAGTATATCTTAGTAAATTCTATTAGGTTATCTTTGAAAGATGTAAAATCCTTGTTTAGATATCTAACTTCTTTTACTGACTTTTTCTTTACTGAATACGGCATTTAATTTCTCCTATTTACCCACCACTCAATGGTAAATCGTGTGGGTCTAATGCTAATGCTCCTGTATAGGTTGACAAATCTAATTCTAAATTTTCTTCTGATGTTAAATCTACATCTAACGTAAATCTTATATTTACAATAGCTCTATTTATATTGAGATCCGAAAATTTTGTTTCAATACTTACAACATTTATGAATGGTAAAAACTCACTCATAGCCCCTCTAATTTCTTCCTCAACCCTACTTTCTAAATCTGTGTTTTCTTGTGAGAAAGCTAGAGAAAGTAAATTTGTTCCAAATGTAGGATTACCTAACCTCTCACCTTTATTGGTAAGAAGAAGATTTTTGATATTAGATTTAGCTTGTTCTAAAGCAGTTTTAGTTCTTTTAAAAACTCCCTCTGAACTCACATCCAAAGGTAACTCTAAACCAATAAAAGTATCTTCATTTAAGTCGTTTTCAATTACACCTGCCATTATAATTTACCATCTTTCTTTTTTAATGCGTTCATCACACCCCTATAATCTTTTGTTAAATCACCCATTACATCTTGTACTGCTTTATTTGATGTATCAGCACCAGCTGCTTGGGCTGTCTGCATAGCTCCCATCTTTCTTTTCTCTTCCGCACTACCTAACATTCCACCATAACCCATAGCATCTGCCATTCTTGTACTATCAAAAGTCTTATTACCCATTGTTGGATACTCTTCGAACTCATCTCCTTGAGCAGTTTCATTTAGTATCTTATTTAGTGTTGGATTTTTAGTATAACTTACTTCTTCAGGTTTAGACTTTTTAGGAACAGGTTTAGATAATACTTCAGGCACATCATTTACATTACTAGATATAGCCTTAGCTCCTTCACTAATAAGTATCTTTCTTACCTCTTTTTGTACCTCTTGTTTAACTATTTCTCTAATTAAACCTACGATTTTTTTAGTATTCGACATGATAACTCCTATTTATTATAAATATTAAGAATTTAATTTTCTCTTTCTTTGTTCACGCAAAGCTTTCTTTTTTTCTTGTTCTGCTTTTACTTTTTTTAATTTTGTTTTTGTTTCTTCAATAAACTTTTTAAAATTTTGTATTAGGTTTGGTGTTACATTTAATGCATTTTTACCTTCTTCAATTTCTTGTTCAACCTTCTCTCTTATAGTTCTTTGAACCAATGCTGTAGCAGCAGCTGCTGGATTAAGTGCTGATGCCGTAGCGGCTGCTTTCTCGCCAACTTCTGCTACTTTAGAAGCAGCATTTAAAGTTGTTATAACTGAGTTAGCACTTTTTATTAAACCTTGTATTGTTTCTACTTTAGATTCCACATCCTCTATTGTAGCCAGTATGTCTTTAATCTGCTGTCCTTGTGATTGTCCTTGTCTTGTAGCATTTACGATTGCGTCTATCTTAACTTCTATTTCTTTTTTAGGTAAATCAAATACAGATTTTATGGTTTTCTTGATTCTATCAGATAAAGCGCTCATGATTATCCCCTCACTCCTGCAACTTCAACTATTGGTTCTACATCACCTTCCACCTCATTTATGGAAGTAAGTTCATTAGATTGATTCTCTGTTATATAAACTGTATCGCTTAGTATTTGTGGTAACATATTTATAGATATATCCTCAATATCTTTTTTTAGTACCTCACCCGCATCTGCTATTTCAGCTACTCCAGTAGCAGCTGATGTTGAGTTGGAAAAACTCTGTAGTGATGAAAACAATTTTTCAAATAAATCTTCTAACTGGTTTCCCAATACCATTGGATTAGTGGATTCAGCATCACCCAATGATATTCTACCACCAAAAGCATTTAAACCTAATTCTAAATTTATTTCTTCATTAGCTGATAAATTCAAATTTCTTTTAGCAAACATATGTATGTCTGTCTTTTTAGAATTAAAAACTAATCTATCAGAATTAAGTGTAATCATATCACCATCCAATACTTCAGGTGTTGTTAGATTGAAAGCAGCTGGTATCAAAGCATCTACTTCTCTTGCTGGACCTGATGTGATAAATATAGAAGAACCATCTGCATTTATATTTTGTAGATGTGGGTAGTGTTCGTCTTGTATCTTCTGAGGTGGTACAGATTGTCTATTGGTAATTTTTATATCAGGATACTGATAGAACGGGTCGCTACCAAACTTTATACCATTACCAAATCTACCATTTATAACCACATCACCATATTCACTTAGTAGATTTCTATTGTGTTCTGTAGTTTGTGCTGTAACCTTTGGGTCTGTAGGAACGTTATTGGCTACGTTCATATTTACATGGTTTCTCATATTTAAAGGTTGGTAGTAGTACATCTGATTACCATGTTTAGCTATATTTACAACCTCACCGATTAAAGGGTACGCTACCATATGAGGGGAAAGTGGTTTTATGTAATCGTCAATTTCATCGCCAGTATCTTGGCTTTCTACAAACCTTGCTCTAACAGTTCCTAAGAAAGAATAATCAGGCATTTTACCATTACCATCAGGCGTACTTTTTCTTGGAAAATCTGACGGGTCTAGTAAAACTTGAGTTACT